ACACTCTCAAAGCCCTTGAAGTACCACGTGCGATAGATGTCACGTGCTTCGTCAACACTCATGTTACGTACATCGTCAGCCGTAACAGTCTTACCACGCCAGCGAGCAAGCGTTGCCTGCGTAATACCGAAGTTCGTAGGTCCACCATGATCGCGTTCGTGATTCACGTAACCTTTCTCACGCTCAATTACATCAGTGATTGCCTGCTCGATGGCGTCATTCTGTAGAGGCATTGTGTGTTCCTATTTACAAGCGACTGTGATTACTGCGTTGTTAGCGAGAATGTGGCTCGCTGTGAAGTCCGTCATCATGTCAATCTCTGCATTCGTAGGACGCACGATCAACAATGATTGACATGGCACTACTTTGCTAGTCGGGACGGGCGTATTCCCGCAAGCCGTTACGAGGAGCAGGATTGGTAAGAGCATCAGTTTGTGTGTCATGTGTTTTGTCTTTCAGTGTGTTCAGCTTCTTCTCTTGCTCGATGTACACGGCTTGCTTGCCATCGTTGTATATCTTGTAGTAGATGCCTCCAGCAACACCGGCCACAACAATAGCAATCGCGATGTACACGTACACTTTAATCGACATTGTTGATCTTCTCTGCTAGTGTGTTGACAAGCTTCTCCGTGACACGTTGCAACTCTCGTACTGCTTTCTGTTGCTCGTCTTCTGCAAGCTGTGCAGTGCGTACGAATGGTTCAATAGGACTTTCACGCTTTCCCGGCAGTCGATGATACGTAACAGCAAGGAGGGCTGCGAGCGAACTGCTCATTTCTTGTCTCCTCTCACAATGTCAATGATTGCATTTACCGCAGATGTAAGTGTCGTGATAGCATTTGTTCCTTGCACACGTTCAGTCGTCACCTTATCAAGCATAGTGAGAATGAACGCATGCGCAGTTTGTCTCTCTTCTCGTTCACCTTTCCACATGATGAACTGAATTGCCCAACCAATAGCAGCGCCTATACCTGCGCTTTTCATTACAGCATCAAGGAATTCTTTATCGAACATACTGATATCCCTGACTAAACATTGTCTCTAGCTACGATGCATCTAATTATGAAGTCCTGACTAGAACCGTATGCATTGTAGACCTTGTAATCTCCTGCACCATCGTACTGGACAGATGCATTTCCTGCACCAGGAGTAGTTGATGATGCTACCCATGTACTGCCCGCTGTTGTGCCAGTAAGAGCCGCAGCACCACCACCAATGACGTATTCTCCAATGTGGCCGTTCGTTGGGTTTGCGATGATCAGCAGTCCTGACTTACGTGGCAGTGCCGCATTTCCACCATTTGCTACTGTCAATGTTCTATTGTAACCTGTTGAAGTAAATGAGATGATGCTGCTGTGAATCTGACCAACAACGTTTCCAACAGGCACGCCATCAGAGTAGATGTTCATTGCACTAACAGCGTTGATGCCGTATCGAGCATTGTATCCGATGAATGATGCAAGTGAATTAAAAAGCTGAACACCTACATCAGTGAAGTGAATGCCATCCAAGTTGTTGTTGGTAAGCATTGCAGTACCGGAGATGATCTGTCCACGAGCGCCACTCCAATTCGCAACTTCAATGCCTGATCCTGTGATGCTTGTTGCACACCACAATCCCTGTAGATCGAATATCTTCGTAGTCGCAACACTTGCAGCATCATTGAGATAGATGTTATCGAGGTAGTTCGTGTCCCACGCTGATCCACCACCGAAGAAGTGCACATTCTCAGTCGCACTCAACGAGTTATCAACAATCAATCCGTTGCCACTTAGCAATTGGATCAAATTCTCAAAATACACACCTCCACAACCACCGCCGATGAGAACACCGGCACCTGTTGTTGTGTTGACACCGTCACCGAGTCCCTTGAGGAATGTTGACTGAAAGTGTAGTTCTACAGTGTCACTCGCCGTCACACCATAACGACCTGTGTACACACGAGATTGTCCAAGGTACGCAAGTGTGCAGTTATCGATGTAGATACCGTGATACAGCTTACCGCCGTATGCTTCATCATCACACTTGATGTCAATCTCTGCCTTGTAGATACGACGAATACGAAAAGCGTATCCACCTGTCATCACAGTTGTAGAGCCGATTGTGATACCCTTCACACTGGCGTAGCTGTATTGCGATGAGCTAGTTCCAACCGTGAAGATGTCGATAGAAGTTGCTGCACCTGTGTAGATGATCTGAGCGTTCTGACCTGTCAATTGAATGTTTTGTCCAATGATAGGATTGAGCACTGCAGTGATCTTGTACGATTTGTTGAGATAGTCACCGGGACGACCAGCAGCAACAGCGGCATGAAACAGATTCAATGCTGCAGTATCATCAGCGATACCATTGCCTATAGCACCGTAGTCAAGCGGTGAAATCGGATCGTTGAGATTGAGCAATGCACGAGCAGCGTTCACATTTGCTAATGCTGCCCAAGCTAGACCGAATGATGTGATCGTTGCCGCAAGCTGTGATAGATCAGCATCAAGTGGTTGATAGCTGCCTGCAACTTGAGCGTTGATAGCTGCACGTGCAGCATCACCACTTGCAGCTTGTAATACTTGCTGACCAATTGATGTCGTACCCAACAATCCGAGTGCTGTGTTTCCATTAACAATCGTGTAGCCATTGCCATTCGGATTCGTAACTGTGAACTTGTTCGCATCCGGAACACCTCCCGGAACAGGTAGCACCTGCGATCCGACAAGTGATAGATCGATGATCACAGACCAACGAGCAAGAGCAACATCTGTAGCAAATGCTGCTGACGAGATGTGCGATGAGATGCACACTGCGTACTGAGCACCACTCACCACGAAATCATTGATGCTGTAACTTGTTCCTGGCCCTGTCCACGCTCCACGCGCACGAGCCGGAGACGAGTAGACAGTCCAGTACGTGCTATATGCTACACGATCTTCAGCAAATGTCGTAGGAAGCATCGAACTCGTGTGAGCAACCTGACACTGCCACACCGTAGCCGATTCCACATCGACGACAGTTTCTCCAACACCGTACGCATGACTATTCTCCCACGGACCTTGTAGGTTCTGCAATGCAAAGTATGCACCCACTGTAGCATCGATGAGTGTCATGTTCGTGTTCATGCGATCAGTCCAAGCAACACTATTCGCAGGAACACGCTCTAGCTTGAGATTCGGTGTCAGATCGGGATCAGCCACGTTACAACTCCACTACGCAGAGAGATCGAGTTCCACACCAACAGCTTGCAAGTTACAAGCAAGTAGAGCAGCACCAGCAACTGTATACTGAGCAGTGTCACCGGGATTGAGATAGTAGATAGGATCAGCAGGTGCACATGTCAGCGCATTTGCCAAACCAGTCGGAGGTGTAGCGCTGCCAGAAGCATACGCAAACATGCCACCACCCTTGATCGTGTAGTTGTAGTGAGTAGTAGTCATCGCAGTGTTGCGTGCTACTTCCACACCATTCACAAGCAGAGCAACTACACTATTCGTGTCGCCCTGAAAGCGTCCGAAGAAACGAAACTTTGCACGCTTGTTCGCGGGACATGTATAGATCGTTGCAGTACCGAGAACTGTTGCACTGCTTTCACCAAGAACGCCAATGTTATCAGCCATGATTGCCTCCTAGAGTTGATCGAAGGCATTGTCATCAAATGCCATTTTGCGAATGATTGATGTATTCTGCTGCAATGCTGTGATTTCAGCAGCGGTGATTTCAAACTGTTCACGCAATGCTGATTTATCAATCATAGCATTGTCAGGAAAAGCGTTGGGATTGACTTGACTAGCCACCGAATAACCTCCGTATTGTGCCTTCCATGTACGCTGGTGTAATCGATACGAACCGTAGCGGTCCCTTCGCACGGCCAGAGTAACGCTGCTTCATTGTTGTGAACTTCGTTGGCATGAGTGTCAGCGTGCGAAGTCGTGTATTGTTGCCGCCACCATACGGAGAATTGCCGTACTGTTGAATACCGTAGCCACCAGCGTCACGTCCAATGTAGTCCATCACCAGTGCAGGTGTACGTGGAACTGTTGTGTACGGTGTCCAACCTGTACCATCTGTGAATGTCGTGCCGTCACTGAATGTCTCACCGATTAGATTACGTGCATAGTAGATGTCATCCACAAACACTTCACAGTGAATAGGCTGATCACCTTCTGTATCAAGCACGATGTACCGCAGTGACTTAGTTAACATACGCTGCTTGAAGTCAGCCCATGGCAGTTCCCATGCCCACTCAATCGGCAGACCGCTGTCATTCACATTCGCTACAGGGCCGAATCCTGTGTTGTCTGTGAAGTATGTACCATCACTGAACGTCTCCTGTTCACCGATGAAGTCAGCCCACAGCGGATTGGATACACGATCACCCTTGACGAATATCTTGGTGCAGTTGTTGCGATTGAAGAACACATTCCCTTCGCTGCTGCGGCAAGCACCATGCCAATTCCAGCCACGAATGACACACCATGCGCTGATCTTGAACTTCTCAAGTGTGCGATATGAGTATCCGATGCTCTCTGTCTGGTACTGTGCAGCAGCATTTGGAATAAACAGCGCATACGTTCCAAGACGCCGATCGTAAACACTGAATGTATCTGTCAACAGTGCTCCTGCAGACAATGCATTGATCGCAGGCTGCAATACAGGATCGATGAATCTCGATGGACGATCCGGAGAGAGAATCTTCGTGAAGCTAGAAAGCGACAATTCCGACACGCCGACAATATCTGAGTTGTAGATTGCTTCTCCCAAATCCTGTGCTGTGCGATACGAGAATGCACCATAGTTGTTGATCACACTATCCTGTGACACGTTGATGTTCAGCTTCGGTGTGGCTGTTGCATCTTCGATGATCTGAATAGGCACAATTACTTCACGGAAGCACACAAGCAAGAAGTTCTTGAATGCATGCAGGGCAATGATTTCAGTATCACCTACTGAAACGTACGAACGCATGTCAAAGCTATTCGTGAACTGCACGCCAGGATCACCGGGCCATGTACCTGCAGCATTACGCTCGCTGACATTGAGCATGTAGCCAGATGCGATGAACAAGTGATTGGCGAATGACTCCATGATCAAGCCAATCGGCACGTTGATATTGCTGCCTGTCACGTCGGCAAGGTAATCAACTGTCAAATCAGCAGTAATTTCAAGAGGCTTGTCCTGTCCATTGCTGATGATCAATGCACCTTTGAATTCCTCAAACGTGACATGTTCTGCCCCTGCCCAAATCGTGAGGCCAGGACGCTTTGCTGCTGCAATGATGCTGTCCCAAATCTTCGCAATGTTGCCTTGGCCATCAACTGCGAATATCTCACCACGTGTATTCACTACAATGATATACTGCACGAAGTAGTGAGTATTCGAGATGTTGTAGTCACTCAATGGAGCAATGTCAGCAAACAACTGCGTGCCTTGACGAAGCCAAAGTGATCCATCAATGTCCACGTACAAATTGGTCAACTCGCGCGCGTACTTACTTGACAGATTCAATTCACTGTCAGCAAGGTTCAGTCCACCACTGAAATCGCGTGCGGTTGGTGTCTTAAGCATACGGTGCGTCCTGCTCCCACCAATCATTGGGAATAAGTTGATTCGGTTGTGCAAACGACGGACGGCTATTTCCACGAGCGGTGACTTGCATCATACGCTTATTGAACAAGCCGCTGTACTTTGTCAACTGTGCTGGATTTGTGCCATCATCTGCAGCGTATTG